CCGCCGTAAAGGACAATGGGAGAGGCAACAGGCAAACTTCTCTGCTTTTGGACTATAACCCCTGCGCGACAAACCATTGGCTCTACAAGCTATTTGAGGAGGACAGGCCGCATGGTCATGTTCTGTATAAACAGCCAGGGGCTTTGCTTCGTGATCCGTTGACAGGATTGTTCAGACCAAACCCACATGCGGAGAATATCGAGAACCTTGGAACTGGCACGATTACGATTGAGCCAGGACATCCTATGATAGAGCCTGGTACTTATCATGCTGGCTATGAATATTACTTCGGACAGTTGGCTGGCGCTGACATGGACAAGATTAATGTGAACGTCATGAATGAATATGGCGCATTCTACACGGGCGACCCTGTATTCAAGAATTATAACAATCAGCTCCATTTCTCAGAAACCCCAATATTCCCAAGCCGCGAAGAATTTCTCTGTATTGGTCAGGACATTGGCCACCATAACGCTTCGGTATTTGGCCAGATGATTGAGGGGCGGCTACATATCATTGATGAGCTTTATGAAAACGACATGTCTGTTGAAGAATATATTGAAGATGAGTTTAGTCCAAGATTGAGAGATAACTTCCCTTGGTTGAACAACAGAAATTACAAGGTAATCATCGATCCGAACTCAGAAGCAAGGGATAGTTCAAGGGGTGACAGGCCATTTGATATGTTCGTTGAGGCGGGCGTTCCGATTGACCCAGCCTTCACAAATGACCCTATCGCTCGTATCAATGCCGTTGACCATTATTTGCGTAAACTTGTGGGAGGGAAACCTGCATTGGTTCTTGGGCCAAGGTGTGTTATGTTGCGACAGGCTTTTCTGGGGGGATACCAATATAAGGGCCGTGGAGATAGACGGAAGCCAGATAAAACTTCCGAATACGCTCATATAATGGACGCCCTTCAGTATTTGTGTTTATATTATCTTGATGGCGTTGGTGAACGCCGTGACAGGGGGACGGATCGAAACAGGGTTAGACGCAAGAAAACCCCATATCTGTACGCATAATGAAAAAGATTATCCAAAGTTTCCCGAAGCCCAATAAAGCAGTCGAGCTTTTCGATGAGGTCGCCAAGGGCCGCGAGCAGACTGATTTTCAGAATGCTTTGGCGAAGATGGTCTATGACTGCTATCGTGAGGCTCGTGACTTTCGGCAGATGAGCGGCATTGAAGACCGTATGATGCGTGACCTTCGTGCGCGGCGCGGGGTTTATAATCCCGATGAGCTGGCATGTATTGAGAAAGGCGAGGATGTTTATTATCCGATTACCAATCTGAAGATACGGGCAGGCGAGGCATGGCTGACGGACATCTATGAAAAGGCAGAAGACCAACTCATTACTCTTGAGCCCACCCCAATCCCAGACCTCGCTCCTGCGCTTGAGGAAGTCGTTATAGACAGCTTAGAGCAAGAGTTTATCCAGAGGGGGGTAGAGGGCGAGGACGTTACGCAAATCGCACAGAACAGCAAGGATTTGGCAATAAACCACCAGACACGACTTGCCGTGCGTAATGCCAAGAACCATGAGCGCCTTATCCGTGACCAGCTTGAAGAAGGTAACTTCAATCGGGTGTTCAGAGATTTCCGTTCCGACTTCTTCACATTCCCGAAAGCCATCATCAAAGGGCCAGTTCTTCGACCAAAGGAACAGCTCAACTATGATTTGGAAGGTAATGTCATCCTGACACGCAAGGTGATCCCATGTTTCGAGCGTGTTTCACCATTTGATTTCTTTCCAAGCCCTGACGCCTGCGGAACCCAGCCAGACGATAGCTCATATGTCATCCACAGAATACGTGCCTGTAAGCGGGACATTTGGAAGCTGGCTATTATGCAGGGCTCATCAATCGAAGCCATCAATCAGATATTCAGCAGCCAGCCAGAGGGCCATTACGATTGCGAACAGACGTTTGGGCAAGACCTTGGCTCGATCCAAAAGGATAAGTCAAACCAGAACAAGACGCCATTCTATGAACTGCTGATGTATTATGGTCGGGTTCCTGGCCGTATGCTGCTTGAGCATTCAGATATTAAGGGAATTTCACCGAATATGGATTATGAGGCTCACATTTGCATGAGTGGCGGTACAGTCATTCGCGCTATGCTTAATCCTTACCCGAGGAACATGCGTCCGTTCCATGGCACAGGTTATCATAAAAATGTTGAGGGCTGGTGGGATACGTCCATGCCAGAAATTCTGGAAGATGTTCAGCGCAAAGCCAGTGCTGCGGTTCGCTCATTGGTTAAGAACATGGCTCATAGCGCTGGATTTATCACAGAGGTAGATACCGATAGCCTGAAAGACGATGAGGATATTGAGGATATGTCACCTGGCCGCATCCTTGAGAGGAAGCGTGGGCGCAACAGCGCTTTGACATTCCACCGTATGCCATCCGTTGCTCGCGACATGATACAGCTTCAGCGCCAATTTAACCAAGAGGCAGACGATTTGTCGGGCATCCCTGCATATGTTTTGGGAAATCCAGGTCAGTCAGCTCCCCCGAGAACCACAGGCGTCTTGGCATTATTGCTCGGCGGCGCGTCTCGCATTATCAAGCACAGCGTCTCAAATATTGACAAAGATGTTTTAGAGCCCGCCTTCCTGATGATCTATGATCTGAACATGAAGCTATCCAGCGACCCAGCGATTAAGGCCGATGCGGTTCCGAGAGCGCGTGGCGCTTCAGGCATAGTTGAGCGTGATTTGAAACAACAGCGCAAACTTGAGTTCCTTCAGATAATGAACGGGGCACAAAATGTTAAGCAAGAGGGAATTGATAGCATTTATCGCCAGCTTGCCGAGGACTTTGGCTTTGATGCAGATGCCTTCTTTGATGACCCTCAGAGGGCCGCTGAGCTTGGCCTGAGAGCAGGTTTGTTACAGACAGGTGGTTTGGGCGGTTTGGGCGGTGAAGTCCTTGACGGGCGGAACCAGAGCGTCGTGACAGCAGGCTTGGGCGGTTCGGGACTTCCAATTTAAAATAATCTGTGCTAAGGAATAGGAAATAGCTGGGGGGCTATCATGAACTATTCTGTGAAAACATCAGCTCTCCGTGGATTTATGGAGAACTAAATGTCAGATCCTTGCAAAAAATGTCCAGATGGAAAGCTCTTTAATGAGGGCGAAACAACTTCATGCCCAATTACTGTCGCATCAAGACCAAAGTGCATCTCTGCATATGGATTGCCAGAAGGCGTTGAATTAGCGCTTGAAGTTATCGTTTGTGATGTGGCTTATCCATATCCATGTGCAGGCGAGCAAGTTGTTCTTTCCGCTGAAAACTGTTCATATATCATCAATAAACCAGGTGATTATCAACTCGTAGCCTCTGCTGAGTTGGGATCTGGTGTTGCTGTTGGGACATCTTTTGATGCCAACGCATTTCCTCCATTGCCAGATAGCGGTATTTCTGCTGCGGAAGCTAAAGCCATTGCCCAAGCTTGTATTGATGAGCTTGTAGATGAAAATACCACATATACGCTGAGTGATCCTGTCCCAGATGGAGAAGGCAACTGTGTCACGACATTAACTGGTTCGGATGGTTCTGAGCAGGAAATCGTTGTTGCGAAGCCTATTCCTGAAACTGATGGCGTTCACCAGAGCGGCACTCCAACTTTCAATTCCGCAACAAGCATCATCACGTTCCCTTATGTGAACGATGCAGACGAGAGCCCTGCGGCTCCTGTGGATGTTGATTTATCGGCTCTTGTCAGTGATCCATTTACTATTACAGGTGGTGGGGACGTTACGGTCACGTTCAACGCGGCAACTGATGAATATGTTGTTAGTTATACTGATGTTGATACGCCG